CCACTGGGCAGAAGGGTGGCCGCTGAATGCCGCGGGGGCGCGGCAGATGCTGCTTGACCTGGCACCGGATGTGGTGAACGTGCAACTGCCCGTCTCGCCCGCGGCGATTCCGGAGCCGGCCGACTTCGCCGTCGTGGGTACAGCGCACGGCGTGTCAAGCCTGCAGGGGCGCATCCCGGACTGTCGGTCCATCGTTGCCCTGGACAAGCGCATCCTGCCGGAGCTACGGTCCTTCGCGGGGCAGAGCGGTATCCCCGTGCAGGCCGTCTGCAAATGTGTGGATCTGAAGCGGTTCAAGTTCCGGGACGACGCGGCGAAGCGCAATGGCGCCGCCTATTTCGGGCGCGTGGACCAGACGAAGCTCGGCGTACTAGCCGGGTGGGTCGGCTGCGGGACGATGGATATCTACTGCGATGCGCCCGGCGCGGACGTGTTCCGCGTGAACTTCCCGCTGCCGCAGTTCGCTATTAAGGGGCCGGCGCGGGCTGAGGATGTGCTGTACCGCTACCGGATCGTGGCAGCATCGGGGACCGGCGCGATAGAGGCGATGGCGTGCGGGGCGTTGGTGCTGGCAGCGCCACTAGACGCGGGGAGGCTGGCAGGTTGGCGGGACTGGGGGTATATGCCTGACTACTTCTACTATGAGGGTTGGCGATTTGATCGTGAGGACGGAGTACGCGAGGTTCCACGGGACGCGGCGAGGCTAAGGCAGGACGGGATAGCGACTGAGACGGCGCGGCTATGCCGACAGTGGGTGGAGCGCTGGCACGACGTGGAGGCGGTGGCGAAGCAGTTTGTGGAAGTCTATGAGGAGGCGATGAACTAGGCATGAAGATCGTAGCCGGCGGCATCCTGCGTGATCGTTGGACGGTCGGTGCCTACCTGCAAGCTATGGCCGTGCTGGACACGGGGGGCTATGACGTGACCTGGGCCTGGGTGCTGGACGACACGTCTGCGGGACTCGTGACTACGCGGTTCCCCGATGCCGTGACACTCCAGGCACACAACCTGCCCGGGCCCGTCTATCACCGCCAGGGTGGCATGCCGCAGGAACGCAATCGGCTGCATGCCCGGCTGGCATGTCTACGAAACCTGCTGCGGGAGGTCGCGCTGCAGGCCGGGGCCGATGCGCTGTTCTCCGTGGACTCGGACATCCTGCCGCCGCCAGAGACATTGCTGCGCCTGGTTGACTGCGGGCACCCGTGGGTGGCGGCCCTGGTACGGAACAGTGCCACCAGTGAGGCCTGGAACATCTACCATCTGCTTCATCCCGAGCAGGGCGGCCTCATAAATCACTTCGTGCCGACCGGGACGAATCCCAGGGGCGAGACATGGCCGGGGCTGGAGGGGTGCGGGCACGACCCGCGGGACGGGGCGAAGACGCCTGACCTGTGCGCCGGCGCGGTCTGCCTATACCACAGGGAGGTGCTGGAGAAGGCACGCTGGAAGGCGACGGCGCATGGCGCCGGGGAGGACACGGGGTTCGGACTGGAGGCGTTCGCGGCGAGCTACTATGCCTGGTATCTGCCGATAGTCTGCCGCCACCTGACGATTGACGGGGTAGGGGATGCGTGACAGCCTGCGAGCTGAGGACGTGCTCGGGATAGGGCCGGGGTTCCGCAAGCTGCGATGCCCTTGCGGGAAGACCCTCGTCTGGACGCGGCGCCTGTCCGGGGAGATGCAGACATACTGCCGCGCCTGCCGTTCTGAGACGGTCTGGCTGCTGAAGGAGGGATACGAGCCGGAGGTCGTGAGAAGAACCGTGCGGGCAAAGAAAGTACCTGATGTGAGTTGACAGTGCTTGCGAAAAGGGTGTATAATAGGAATATACCCTTTGGGAAAGGAGTGGGTAATGCCGAAACGCAGTGAGAAGCAGGGCGTGGCAGGACGGTCGGTCGTGATTCCGGCGCAGCAGACGGCGGGGTTGGTACTGGAGGTGGAAGGTTTGACGCCGCTTATCTGCCACAGGTTCGGGGACAAGGCCAGGATTCAACTGCGCGAAGCGCACGAGAAGGCCGCCACGAAAGCGAAGAAGGCTCCGCGCGGCCCGGAGGAGATCGCCTCCGAGATCATGGCCTGCCACTACCTGGTGGCGGGGAACGAGAGTGCGAAGCCGACAGAGGGGCGATTCGGATTCCCTTCGTCCGGCTTCAAGAGCGCGGCCGTCGCCGCCGCGCCGTTCGGGACTGGGCTGTTCAAGAGCCGCGCGAAGAGCATGTTCTTCGTCGTCGGCGAAGTCGTGCCGATCCTATGTGATCGTATCGAGCCGCGGGAGGATGCCGTGCGCCTGGAAAATGGCGTCGTGCAACTGCGCTACCGCCCTTATTACCTGGGGTGGAAGGCGCGGTTCGGCATTCAGTACTCGCCAGAGACCATGACGCCCGAGCAGATCACGAACCTGTTCGACTTGGCAGGCACCATGGTCGGCATCGGCGAGAGGCGACCCGGCAAGACGGGCGAGACCTACGGACAGTGGAAGATCACGGGGCTGGACTCCTGCGCCGTCGCGGACCTGCCGAAGTTCATGCTGGCGCCGGAAGCGAACACTCTGCTGGAGCGGGCGACGCTCGTCGCTCAGAAGCTGGGGGCAGTCTCATGACGGCAGTCGCGGAGAGAATGACTTTCATGGCTGTTCATGGCAGCCGCATCAGCGACGAAGAGGCTGCGCGGTGCGGCCCGGAACTCTTGCGGCTCTACCAAGAAGAAGGCATGGCGCTGGTCGCTCCCAATGTCGTCGCGGCGGCGCGAAAACGGAGTTCCCCGCTTCATGCCAGCTTTACCTGGGATGATGGGATCGCGGCTGTGCAATGGCGGGAGCGCGAGGCGCGCGACCTGCTCAACGGCATCGCTTTCGTCATGGAAACAGGGGAGGAGAACGACCCCGAGCCGATGCACTTCTTCCTCGCAGTCACCGTGGCGACCAATGGCGACGGAGAGGTCCGGTACATGCCCCGCCCGACCATCGAAACGACCCCGGAACTCCACAACGACCTGCTCCGGCGGGCATTGGCTGAACTGAAGGCGTTCCAGGGAAAGTACGCGACGTTGAAGCGGCTGGCGCAGATTGTCAACTGGGCCGCGCTTCAGTCGGCGATCAACGAAGTCTCCCGGTAGCATCAGACGAGGCGAGGCAAGGCGAGGCAAGGCACGGCCTGGCGCGGCGCGGCGAGGCAGGCGCGGTGAGGCATGGCGCGGGCGGGCCGGGCGGGCCTGGGCGAGGTTAGGTGCGGCAGTCGCGGCAATGCCGGATGTGGCCAGGTCTGGCACGGCACGGCGAGGTGGGGCTTGACACGGTGTGGCTAGGCAGCCAAGGCATGGCATGGCATGGTTAGGCCGGGTAGGACCGGGCCGGGCGAGGCACGGCCAGGCGGGGCGCGGTTAGGTACGGCAGTCGGGGCGCGGTCTGCCTTGGCGCGATCAGGTTAGGCACGGTATGGCAGGCGGGCTGAGGACAGGCGCGGCGAGGCTAACTGTGGTATGGCGCGGTTTGGCGGGGCCTGACTCGGCAGTCGGGCCAAGCTATGGCATGGCGCGGTGCGGCTAGGTGAGATCGGGTGGGACACGGCAGTCGCGGCAAGGCACGGCGTGGCCTGGCGAGGCTCGGTATGGTAAGGTAAGGTCAGGTCGGGCGCGGCAGTCGGGCTAAGGTGCAGTGCGGTAAGGCCGGGTATGGTGAGACCATATGTGGTATGATGAGGCCGTCGAGGCGCGGCCTGGTTTGTCAACTTGTGGCATGGCGGGGCATGGCAGGCGCGGCGGAGCCAGGCGAGGCCTGGCCTGGCGGGGCGAGGTTAGATGCGGCAGTCGGGGCGCGGTTAGGTCTGGCAAGGCCGGGTTAGATAGGGTACGGCAGGCATGGCGGGGCAGGACCTGGCACGGCGCGGTCTGGTGAGGCATGGTGAGGCCAGCTATGATTCGGTGTGGCAGTCGCGCTGCGATATGGCTAGGTCTGGTAGGCCGTGCTAGGGCACGGCGCGCTGAGCCCAGGTGCGGCAGTCGTGATGTGGCGTGCTTAGGTAAGGCATGGTGAGGTCGGCCTTGGTACGGCAGGCGCGGCAGGGCAAGGCGCGGCCGGGCCTGGCGCGGCGCGGCGAGGCAGGCGCGGCGAGACAAATCAAGGCGGCCATGTTGACATCGGCCTCTATTGTGGTATACTAGTACGCTAATAACCGAATACTTCTGTCCCTAGTGGGCCTCGCGCCCCTGGGACTAGCGGCCCTCGCGGCCCCAACAGAGCGACCCTAAGCGGTCCAGCAACGAAAGTTGCCGGGCCGCTTTTCTGTTTGGCCCGGCGCAAGGAGGCGATTGCTCATGGGACGACTGCGGGCGCTCGAACTCAGCGAGATCAGCGTCGTCGAGCACCCCGCAAACCGCAAACGCTTTTTGCTTCTGAAGCAGCACGATCCCACGAAAGGGGACACGGAAATGCCTGACATGCAGTTGTCGGAAGCGGAGGCCAAGGCGCTTGAGATCGCCCTCTGTACGCCGCTGGACAAGGAGGACGAACTGCTCAAGGCCGCGGGTGACCTCCCGGCGGATAAGCTCGCCATCGCCAAGGGCCTGCTGCGCCTCTCGGCGCATACGGGCCTGAAAGGTGATGCTCTCCAGGAGCTTGCCGCGAAGGCCGGCATTGGCTTTGCCAAGCCGGTTGAGAAGGCCGACCCGGAGCCGAAGCCAGACCTGAAGCCTGATGCCAAGCCGGATCCTGAGCCGAAGCCAACGCCCGGCCTCACTAAGGCCGACGTGGATGTCGAGCTCAAGAAGCGCGACGAGACCATTGAGAAGCAGGCGGGGCAGATCGCCGCCCTGACTGCGAACATCGCCAAGCGGGACGCGGACGACGACGACCGCGCGGTAGCCGCGCTCATAGCAGAGTACGGCATGCCTGGCGACAAGGACAACCTCACCAAGCTCGTCAAGTCGATGAGCCCCGAGATGCGCGAGATGTGGGCCTCTAGCCAGAAGTCCGCACGAGCCGCATTGGCCGTCGCCGAGAAGGGCACCCGGACCATCGTTGGCGCTGCCCCCGAATCCGCACAGGCCAAGCTGAACGCGCTCATCGCGAGTGCCGTTCAGAAGGCCGGCGACAAGCCTGACATGGACGCGATCCTGAAGGGCATTGACGCCGAGCACCCCGACATCTTCGCGGATGTGCGGGCTGAAGCGATGGGAGGCTAACCATGGCAACCAGACAGCCCGTCATCGACGCGATCCACACTTTCGTTGCGGCTGAGAACCTGACGGCCGCGCAGTTCCACTTGGTGCGGATCAGTTGCTGGTCCGACGTGTACAACTCCCCGCTCATTTCTCTCTGCGGCAACGGGCAGAAGATGTGCGGCATTCTCGCCGACGTGACCCCGCAATGGGGCGTGGGCGCTGTCGTCCGCGTCGGCAAGTACCCCTGCGTGCTGCATGAGGCGTTGGCCTGCAGCCGTTCCTGGGCCTCGACTGCACTAGGGCACGCCCGCGGTGCCGTCGCTCTCGACTGGGTGGGCGGAATGGCCCACGAGCCCGGCGTTCTCTCTCCTACCCCCACAGGCCATGAGAAGGGGACGCTTGACCTTGAATGCTTGAACCCGTGGCATGCCGATGCCGGGTTCCAGGAGTAGGGAGGCCATAAGCAATGCCTGACAAGCCTGGAGTACACGCGCAGCATACCAACGTCTGGCTGAGCAACATGGCCTCCAAGTGGATGGTGGAGGACCGACAGTTTGTCGCCGGCCAGATTTTCCCGATTGTGACCGTCCAGAAGCTCACCGACCTGATCGCGCGGTATGACCGCCGCGACTGGTTCCGCGCGCATGACGTGCGCCCGCGCGCACCTGGGTCGGAGAGCCAAGGGACGGGGTACGGCATCGGCTCCGGCAGTTACTACTGCCGGGAGTATGCCGTACACAAGGACATCCCGGACGAGGAGCGCGCCAATGCGGACCTGCCGTTCAGGCCCGACATGGACTCGACGCAGATCATCACGCAGTTGCTGAAAATCAAGCGCGACTACCTCTTCGCCCAGTTCGCCTTCGCGGCTGGGGTATGGACTACGCAGTTCGCCGGCACTGTGGCGGCGAGCAACTACGGCGCGGGCGGGATGCAGCACTGGAGCAACTACCTGACGCCCTCCACGCCGATTCAGGACGTGGAGTACGCCAAGCAGTACATGCACCTGCTCACGGGCTTCCAGCCGAACACGCTGGTCGTGAACAAGTGCGTGTGGGGCGCTCTGAAGCATCACCCGCAGATCATCGCCCGCTACCTGCAGACACAGGCCGTACCCCAGTTGACCCCGCAGCTCGTGGCGAACGTCTTCGAGCTCGACCGGGTTATCGTCGCGGAGGCGATTATGAACCATGGAGCGGAGCAGGGCCAGTGGATCGGACGCCCTGTCTTTGGCAACCATGCTTTGCTTGCATACGTGCAGCCAAGCCCGAGCACCACGATGCCCTCGGCCGGCTACACGTTCGCCTACACGGGCGCGAACCATCAGGGTTATGCCGTGCAGATCGAGCAGTTCCGGCTGGCCAACGACTCCAAGTCGGATCGTCTCACGGGCAACTTCGTGATCGACCCGCACGTCGTCGAGCCCGACCTCGGCGTGTTCATTCAGAACATCGTGGCGCCGGGATTCTGCCTCGGCGAGGTGGTGGCGGACATCACGGGCTTCAACTAGAGGCCCTAAGTGAAGCTTGACGGTGGGCGGGAGGATACCCGTACAAACTGCCGCCCCCTCCTGCCCACCGTCTGCCAAGAGAAGGAGGACCAATGCTCGTTAGATTGCTGGAGCAGATGTTTAGCGACCGCTGGCATGTAGCCGGGGAGGTTCTGAGGCTGCCGGAGGGCCACCCGCTGGTTTCCGGCCACAAGGCGCTGGCGATAGACGACGACGACCCGATATTCGCCTGTCCCGACTGCAAGCGGATGTTCATCAGCCCGGAGCTTCTGGAACAGCACGCCGAGGAGAACGGGTGCTCCCTGCAAACTGAGGCGGGCGGCACCGCCGAGGCCGTTCAGGCTGACTTTCCGCCCGCAGACAAGGCCGATGACGACGGGCCACCCATTGAGGCCCCGCCTTCTATCAAGCGGCGTGGGCGGCGGCGGGGAGTCAGGGTGTGAGCCATACCTACACCGGCGACCCCGCGGTCAGCAACGTCGCCTGGGTGCGCTGGAAGATCGGGGACACCGGGCCCAGCTACTCCGGGTATGGCTGGGTCTTCACCGACGAGGAGACAGCCCGGGCCATCGCCGACGCGGGCGGCAATATGCTTATGGCCTGCGCCTCCCTGTTGGTCACCTGGGCAATCCGTCTCGCCTCCCAGCCGGACTTCCAGATCGGGCGCTTCGGCGAGAGCAGCAACGCGGACGCCGCGGCGGCCCTGAACACGAAGGCCAAGGAACTGCAGGCTGCGGCCAATGCCCAGATGGCCGGTGCCTTCGCCGGCGGGATCAGCGTCTCGGACAAGGCCGGGCGGGAGGCCAATACCGACCGCACGCCGAGCGACTTCCGACGCACCCAGTTCGACAACCCGGAGGGCTGGTAGCGCATGGCCATCCCCGCCGCGGTGTTCGACCCGATGGAGGCCGAGCTCGTCCACTTCTACGCCCGGGCGCAGACGCGGCTGCAGGCGGTGATCACCAATGCCAGCGCGACTCCATTCGCGCGGCGCCGGGCCGAACTCCTGGTCCAGCAGATCGAGTCCATCGCTTCATCGCTGGAGGAACATCAGCGCGGCTGGAGCGTGAAGAACCTCCCGCGCTCCTACCGCGCCGGCGTCAATTTGACTGCCCAGGCATTTCGCCTCCCCGTGTTGCCATCCATGACCGTCATGGATCGCCGGTCTATCGAGGTCGCTATTGAGCGCGTGATCTCGGACACGTCTGGCGCCCTGCGGAGCATCGCCCCCTATGCACAGCGGGTATGGGTGGACACTCAGCAACGCCTCATTCAAGAACAGTCATTGGCAGAGTTGATCGCGGGCGGGCGGGTTGAGGGGCTGGGGCCGCGCGAACTCGGCAAGCGCATTAGCGCAACGCTGCAGGACGCCGCTTCCGAGCGCCTGGAGGGGTTCGTCATCCCATCCCTGCGCGCCGACCTGGAACGCACCGCGAGGGGTGAACTCATCGGCATCACTTGCCGCGATGGCAAGTTGCGCCACTACAACCTGCGCTCCTACGGTGAACTGGTGGCGAACACGGCGACCCGTATGACTGCCACGGAGGGCGCGCTGAATGCGACTATCGCCAATGGCGGCGACCTCGTGCAGATCACCGTCCACAGCGGGGCCTGCCCCATGTGCTTGCCCGTGCAGGGGAAGGTCTTCTCCATCACAGGGCAGACGCCGGGTTTTCCTGTCCTGACCAATGAAAACAAGACCCCCCTCCATCCGAAATGCCGCCATGAGACCATCGGCGTTGACGCGGACTTCCTACGTGAGCGCGGCGTCTACGGCCGCATTCAAGAACTATCTTCGCAGAAGCGCCCCATCCAATCTGCCCAGGACTATGCCACGAAGCTCAAGCGCCCCGCTAAGAGGAAGGCGGCCTGATGCGCGACATCCGCCGCTATTTCATCCACGTCATTCAGCTCCTCCGTGGACCGATTGGCGATGAAGGAGTTGGCAAGGACGGATACGGCGAGCCGCTCACCCAGGCAACGCCAGAGACTCTCACGCTGGACGCGCGGGTCGAGTGGGACAACCGCCGCGTCATGGACGACTCAGGGCAGGAGATCGTCTGCGCCGGCATGGTCTTCCTGCGTCATTCCTACCCCGACCCGGCCACCGGCGCCGATATTGAGCTGACGATTGGCGGCCAGGACCGGATCGTCTTCGAGGACCGAGAGCACCCCATCGTGACGCGAAACCGTTGCGAAGGCTGGGGTTGGACAATCGACCCCGGCAGCCACTGGGAGGTCTGGATACGCTGATGGCTGGCGGCATCAAGTGGGACGAAGCCAAGGCCGAGAAGATGCGCCAACGGCTAGACAAGCTGGCGGGGGGCTACTCGTCGGCAGCGTTTCGCGCCGCAGGGCAGGTGGCCCAGCAGGTCATCAATGATGCCATCAACATCGTGCCGACCGTCCCGCTGCGCACCGGCAACCTGCGGAGCAGCGGAACTTTCGAGGTCTTCTCCGGTGGCCTCACCTGGCGCAGCGTCCGCCTCGTCGTGGGATTCAACACGCCCTATGCGGCCGCGGTCCACCAGGGAGGCTGGAAGACTGGTCCGCTGGCAGGCAAGAAGATGACTAACTGGAGCGAATCGGGCTCGGGTCCTTACTTCCTCTCTTCGAAGTTGCAGCGCTTCCGGGTGCAGTACGTCCGCGTATGGGGCGATAAGGTCGCCCGATTGCTGGGGATGAAGCCATGACGAGCGACATAGAGGAATATCAGGCTCGCCTGCGGGCAGAGAAGCCGCGAGTGACCAGTGCGCTGGCCGTCGGCGATGTCCGCGTCACGCGCCTGGAGGGTGGCGGCATCGGCGCCGTCTTCGACTTCGAGTTCACGGGGCCGGCACCGCGGCTCGACCGACTGCTTCTAACCCGCCTCGTGCGGGGGTTGGTGGCTCTTGGGGACCTGGGGGATGACCGTGGACCTACTGCGTGAGCTCTTCGACTGGATTGCCAACCAGCTTGTTCTCAATAGGGCGGTCGAGTGGCACTGCGGCAGCCTGCCGCCGGAGACATCCGTACCGGCCGCGGTGCTTCTGGAACGGGGCGGCATCCCGTCGCTCCCGGTACTGCGCGGCAACGTAGGTGAGCGCCTGTTTCAAGTGCTCACCATTGGCACCACCTACTTCACCACGCGGGCGCTCGCCGTCCGCATTCACGACTTGCTCAAGGACCTGCCCGGCGTGGCGCTCGGCGACAATCACGCTCATGTAATCGAGGCCGTGAACGAACTGCAGCAACTCGCGGGAGACGAGCGCTTCCGCTTTCAGCTCAGCGCGGACTATGCAGTCCGCGACACCGCGCCCGCCACATGGTGGGCGCACTAGAGGAGAGGAAGCATGTCTGCAACAGCACTGCCGATCTTGGGCCCCTGCCAGGTCTGGTATGGGCCGGCCGGGGCGGAGACCGAACTGGGGAAGACGCACAACGGAGTGAACTTCCGCTGCGTGGAGGAGGCCGTTGATATTTTCTACGACCAGTTCGGGACCACACCGTGGGACTCCATCACCGTAGGGAAACCGACTGAGATTGAGACGAACTTCGCGAACCTGTCGTATGCCCTGCTGGAAAGACTAATGCCGACGGAGGCTACCCACTACGGCCCCGAGGTGACGCCGACGCCGTATGCGGGCGACGACGCCCTCGACATTTGGGTGGGCATCGGGACGAGCCACCGGGACAATGCGCAGAGGTTGATATTGATCCCGTATTGGAATGGGATTCCGAGCACCGATATTGAGGACTGGATTTACGTGCCGCTGGCCTTCCCGCGCATCAACCTCGACTGGCCGTACAACGCTACCGACCAGCGCGTCGTGAACTGCACGTTCAAGGCCTTCCCCGTCAGCCAGGCCGTGCCGCGGATTTGGTTCATGGGATCTGAGGCGCTCATCCCGGCAGCATAGGGAGTGGAATGCCAGACTGCAACTGCCGACAATGCGGTAAACGATTCCATGTTGCACCGCATACAATAGCGGCTGGCAATGGCCGTTACTGTTCGCGGGCATGCTCTCATGCCGGTCGAAGGATTCAGCGCGTCCTCGTCGGCGACGGAATGACGGCCCAGATTGCTTGGGCAATTGGACTCCTTGCCTCCGATGGATCAGTTTCCCGGCGCGGCTTAGTCAAACTCGCCGTGAAGGAATCCGATCGGGAACTGTGCGATAAGATCGCGGCGGTGTGTGGTTTCGGGCATATCGGTATCTATAGCAATTCGCACGGTTTCTCGCGGGCATCTCAACCGCTTGCGACTTGGTCTTGTTCCTCGCGTCAAGTCGCCGAAGAGCTTCGCTCCCTAGGCTTGACCGAGACGAAGACCTACGACCTGACTTGGCCGGAATGCATTTGCGGATTCGAGGCCGACTTCCTCCGCGGCTATTGGGATGGCGATG